GACCTGAGCAGCATCCAGGATTTTAATGGAGGACAAGGCGATACCATCAGCTTCGGACTTGCTGACGGCGATGGTGACAACTTCTTCTCCTTGGGAACAGATGACAGCTATATCAATGCCCTGATCAATGCAAACACGTTGTTCGCCTCGGATGGTGATCTGCTGTACGTCTTTGCTACCGACGGTACCGATGGCTACCTGTTCGTAAACAATGACGGAGATGGTTCAGCCGACTTCGCGGTCGCGCTCGTTGGTGTTACCACCTTCGATGCTTCGGACATTGTCTCTGGGGCTGCTGTCGCCTAACCAATCCTCACGGATCACACATCTATCGCGGGGGGCCTTCGGGTCCCCCGTTTCCTTTTCCAGAGACAGGACCCTCCCAATGACGGACAAGATCACCATCGACGGCAAGGACTATGACCTCGCCTCCCTGTCCAAGAATGCGAATGACCAGATCGCCAATGTGAAGGCGACCGATGCGGAGATCGCTCGTTTGAAGATGCAGCTAGCCATCGCCCAGACGGCACGGGCAGCCTATTGTGCTGGTGAAAAAATCGCATAAGCCACATTTTGCGTCGTTTGTGTGAGGATCGGAGCAGGTTTTCGGCCAGCGCTCACCTGCGGGCGAGCGCCGTTCAAGCTTCTCCCAGCTCAAGGTGTGCTCAAGACTTGGAAATACTGGATTTCCAGGCAGGGCAAAACCTCGGCTGCCGGCACCGATGACCGAGAGGCGGCAAACGGGCGCTCGAGCGCTACGCTGCCCAGCGGTAGCTCGAGTGCAGCCCGCCCAACCACTTCTGACGCACAAGTTTCCTTGGGGTCTTGAAGAAGCCGGGGTCGTTCGCTGCCGGGTGGTTGGTCACATCCGGCAAGATGGGCGGCTCCACACCACAGGCCATGTGCGGCCGTGCGGTGTTGTAGTACCGGCGAAACTCGGCCAGCAGCCGATTGAGATGCCGGTCGTTGAGCGGCTGCACGTAGCGCAGCAGCTCATCGTCCAGAGTGCGATGAAAGCGCTCGACCACCGCGTTTTGCCACGGACACTTGTAGCCAATCCGGATAGTCCTTATTCCCATGGCCGGCAGCGTCTGCTTGACGATGGGCAAGAAGATGCTGTCTCTGTCCATGACGATGGCTTCGGGCAGCACGTCCATGTCCATGAAGGCATTGCGCAGTTGCTGTGCGACCCACTGCGCCGTGGGGCTGTAGGTGGCGCGTGACCACTGCAGCACGCGGCGGCCGTGGTCAATCAGGTTAAACACGGCAAGCCGGTTGCCCGCAAGGTCGCCCGTGATTTTGAAGTCGATGGCCATGACGTGCTGGTTGTAGAGTGTTTCCACCCAGCCGGGCTCTTCTTCCCGAGGCGGGCGCTTGCCCTTTGGCCTGGGCTTGAAGCCGTGCGCTTTGAGAATCTGCGCCACTGTCTGTTTGCTGATGCGAAACTTCAGCTCCCCGCCCGAGATCATGCGGGCGATGTGCCCGGCGCTGTAGCGCGGGTTATCGCGCTTGATGGCCAGGATGGCGTCGACGATGAAGGGTGGAGTGGGCGGTCGACCACGCGCCTTGCCCTCGGCGATCTTCACGGCGTGGCGCCTGCGCGCCTTGGCCTGCAGCCAGCGAATGTAGGCACCGGGCGAGAATCGCATGAAGCGCGTCAGCCAGGGAAAATACAGGCGCAGCCAGGCAATCAGCCGCCGCTGCCACCATTTCAGCGTCGGCAACTTGCGCACCAAGCGCCGCTTGGCCGGTGGTGTCACCTTTCACCGTATAGGAGCCAGCATTTTTCGGCATTTAGGAGCCATTAAAACGCCGGTTCTGAACGCATGACTGAAGGGGTGGAATCAGGTGTTTTTTACGTCATTTTTCTCCTCCTTGCCAAGGGTGGTCGTCGGGCCGAGCCTGGGGCTGCGGTAAGACTTGCCATCGAGCACCAGGCAGTAGGCGTTATGCCGCAGGCGGTCGAGCGTGGCCGAGGCCAGCAGGTCAGGCCAGACGCTGTGAACAGCCGCGACCACGAATGGGCCAAAGATCACGGACGAAATCGCCGCGCCAAAGAAGCGCCAGACGGCTTCCCGTACCGTTCTCGGGCGGATCAGAACGAATCCCAAGAGTCCTGCGAGACTGGCAATGATGGTTTGCACGAGGACGGTCTTGAGCGCAACAAAGCCGCCCGCGCCTGTGCTGGTCGGGTCCATGGTGGTAGCGGGTAGAAGTGAGATGAACGGTGTGCCTCAGACAGACGTGCAGATGAGTTGGATTTCCCGTCGACGTGTTTCCACCTCAATGACCGACGTGATGTTGTAAGCCGTGCCATCAAAAAGCACGCGCATGGCTCCGGTGATACCCGGGTGATATCGAATTCGGATGCGGGTGGTCGTTTCATTGGTCAGGGCCATGGCGGCAAGAAGCTCCCGGCCTCGTAGGGGCTCGACGGCCGCCCAGACGTTGGCCACTGTCTGCCACTCCTGGATCGGTTGACCAGCCTCGTCATAGCCTTGCACATGTTGCTGAATCTGGACGCGATGGCGAAGTTTTCCGGCATGCATCTAACACCTCGGAAGGCAGTAGGGGTCCAGGAGAGCATCGCCCACTGGACGGGGCAGTGCCTGAAGGCTGGCGACACCGCTTACCACCGCTTCACGCTGCTCGTACAGCGCTCCGATCCTCAGCAACATCCACTGGCGGATGGATCGTGGGACGTCGTCGGCATCGCCAAACCCGCACGTGATGGTGACGGTGTCGGCCAAGTTGGCGGTCGCGGTCGGTGGCCAGTTCGCATCAACGCTGATGTTGGCCGAAATAGTGGACGACACCGATTGCAGTGGCACCAGCCCCCACAGTGACACCGATTCGCCAGCCGAAAGCTCAAGCTCCCAAGTTTGGGTGATGAGCCGCTGGCCGGTGAGATACTCGGCCTGCTCGCGAGCTGCGGCAATGAGGGCTTCGATCAGGTCGTCGTCTTGCGACGTGTCGACCCGCAGGTGCAGTTTCGCCTCGGCCAGTCCCACCGGCTCAGTGGCCGGTGCCACGGTTTGTGATCGGTTCATCAGACGGCTGCCTGTTGGAGTGCCTTGACTGCACCGCCCACATCCATCAGATTGCCATCGTGACGGGAGAAGGCCAGAAAGCCGACCTGCCCCTTTTCGGTGTACTTCGAGTCGGTCAGGCGAAAGAGCGAGACGGCCAGTACATCGCGGATGATGTACTTGGAGAAGTCGCCAAAGAGAACACTCTTGGCTTCTGCGGCCAGCGTGGGCATGTGCTGATTGATCGTGTAGGCATAGCCCAGGATCGTGTCAGGCTCGCGCACAGCGACCCCAGGCAGCCAGAGCGGGCGATTCTGATCGTCCTTCAGCTTTTTCAGTGCCTTCAGCGTTGTGTCATGGAACATGAAGCGACACTGACCGCTTTGGCGGTAGGCAGGATCGACGCTGTGTTCCAGGTCAATCAACTCCTCGAACGTGATGTCTGCCGTAGCGGTGGCGGTGTGACCGACGGTGGCCGCGGTGACGATGCCCGTTGGTTGACCTGAACCGGACCCAGTGGTGAAGTGTTTGTTGGTGATGCGGGCGATTCGCTGGGCGAGCCGCTGGTTGATATGCGCGTCCAGATCGATCACAGCATCTTGCAGCAACTCGAAAGGGACGGCGACCGACTTGGAGCTGTACTTGAACGCGCCAATCGTTTTAACCCCAACTGTGAAGTCTTGCGCGCTGACGGCCTGGTTTTCACCGACAATCTCGCCTTCCTCGCTTGTTGCATCGGTGGTGGGGTAGTTGATCGGGTTTCCGCTGGCGGTGGGCAAAGTGGTCGCCACCGCGCGCATGCCACCAAATGCTGCCATGGCCTCGATAAGTTGGCGGGCCACGTCGGTGGGAACGAGGTAACCCCCCTCGGCCGGGACGGTCGTGCCCATGTCGGCCCGAATGCTGGCCGCTTTACGGGCGACGATCTGCTGCTGTTCGTGTGACAGGGCGCTCATGCCCCCGCGCAGCCACGCGACGAAGATGGTCTTCTCCTGATGCTGATGGTGCTCGGCTTCGTCCAGGCTCACCCCGTGCTCGTCGGCGCGTCGCCCGAGACTGGCGCGGTTCTGGGCTTCGATATCGTAGGCTTTCTGCTGGCGCTCGATCTGGGCATCGAGTCGGTCAATGTTCGCAACGAGCGTGTCGTACTGTTGCTGTTGCTCATCTTGCCAGCGATCACCTGGATGCTGCTCGACAAGGTTACGCAGGGCTTTGGCATGTTCGACGCGCTGTTCGCGCAGTTGTTGAATCGTCATGGTCTGGCTCCGGGTAAAGAAAAGCCGCCCCGAGCCAAGGCAGGGGGCGGCAAAAAACGGGATGGATTTGCGAGGGTGGTTGAAGAGGTAAGTTTTTGGGGTTTGTGGCAGGCCTGGGGCGGCACTTACGCCGTACGTTCGATCACGCTCAGGCGCCGGGTGCGGTCTTGATGGGATAGGGCAGGGCACAGTGAGTCCGTGCGTGCCGTAGCCAGTGGTTGGGGCGGTGGGGGATCGGAGGATGACTCAGTCGGGTCGATTCGATCAGTGAAGCCTGCATCGAGTGCCTCCTGTGCGGTGAACCACGTTTCCTTGTCCATCCAATCCTGCAGCACGCGGGTAGGTTGGCCTGTCCGGTGCTCGTAATCCTGGATGATGCTTTTGTCGATCTTTTCCAGAGTCAGCGCCATTTCAAGCAGATCGTGGCGGTTGCCGATCACCACGCCCCACGCGTTGTGGATCATGAGAAAGGCGCCGTCACTCATGGACACCTCGTCTGCGGCCAGAGCGATATAGGAGGCGGCCGAGGCGGCAAGACCATCGATATGGGCGATGATGTGTGCCGGGTGTTCGCGTAAGGCCGTGGCGATGGCACGCGCATCAAATACGTCGCCACCGGGCGAGTTAATCCGCAGGTGGATCGTGCTTGCCTGCAGGCTGGCCAGATCGCGTGCGAACGTGGCCGCACTGATTCCGCCCCAGGCGTCAGCGCCAATCACGTCATAAAGCCAGACGGTCGCACTTGGGGCTGTGCTTTGCAGCGCATAGTGCCGGTTGTCGCTGTGCTTATTCCACAATTG